TTCATTCGGCTGAACAGCGCCGGGGGCTGCTTCGTCATGGCCGCCATGACGGCCACCATTTTCGCCACGTCATGCCCCTTCTTGCGGCGGTCCATCTCCATATACGCCGCGCCGTCGGGCTCGCGAAACGTGATGCTTCCGCCGTCCGGGTCCACCGACTGCGGCGAATAGACCGGCTCACCGTTTCCGTTGATCGTCAGGCGGCCGCCCTTCATGGCGCGCTTGAGCGTCCGGACTGCGGCGTCGAACCCGGCTCGGTCCTCATCGTCCATGTGCGCGCGGTCGGTGTCCAGGTCCATGGTCTCGAAAAAGCGGTCCAGCTCTTCGGCGGCCACGTCATCCGTTACCACGTCGTGCGNCACTGCGTCGGTGGCGTGATACTGCTGATCGTCTTCCATCGTCTCGCTCCCATTCGCGATAGGTGCGCCGCCGCCCCGCTAGGGGTCGTGGGCTGGGAGTAGGCCGGCGGCGCGTTGACTCCCATTCGGTCCTGCTTACTGCTTGGTCAGCTTGCGCGGCCCGGACAGCGACACCTCTGCCGTCGCGTTCTGCGTGTTCATCTGGATCGCCTCGCCGCCCGCGATGATCCCCTCGCCTTGGTACACCTCCCCGCTGGCGAGGGAGCAAGCGATGGGCACGAACGCGTTGCCGTCGGCCACGCCCTGAAGAAACTCGTGATCGCCCCGGTCATCGTCGATGGTCAGGGTGAGCCCCTCCCACGACCACGGGGTCCGCGTCTTCTGGATGCGGGCTGACCCGTCGCCATTGGCGAGCACTTCGTTTTGGAATCCGCCCAGCGCCCGCTGGGTCTCCGCATCGGCGGCAACCGAGAAGGTGCGCCCGTCGATGCTGATGCTTTCGATGCTTCCGCCTACTGCCGGCATGGTGTCTGCCTCCTATTGTCTGTGGGGATCAGCCGAAGAAGAACCCGAACTCATTGGTGATGCTGCGGATGTTGCTGTTGCCGGCGAGCTGGATCGTGCTCTTGACGTTCAGCCGCTTCGGGTTCTGGCTGTCGATCTGCGCCTGCGTGTTCTCCTTCGCCGTATCCGGATCGGAGATGATCGCGTTGCTCCCGAGGCTGTCCAGGATCTGAGCAATAGCGGCCTTCGCCGTGCTCGGCTTCTTGGCGTCCGGGTTGGTCGTTGCCTGACCGTCCGGCACCAGCGGAGCGCCGTCCCACTTGGGGGTGTTGAACTCCAGGTCGTAGTTGAAGATAACCTGCTGATTCTTCACGGTGTCGACGACGTAGCGATACGCGGGCGGAACCTCGCCCTCTGGTGCGTAGTGCGTCACCAGATCCGACAGGTTGACCGTGCCGTCCTTGATCTCCGTGGTCGAGACGCCGCCCTTCACAGCGGCGTCGCGCTCGGTATAGCTCCACTCCTCCGATTCAGCGCCTCGGGTGATGCGCCGCATCGGCTGGCTGCCGTAGTCGTGAGGCGGGTTGTTGTTGGCGAGCACGGCGGCGCGCGCAACAGCCGCCCCGGCGATGGCCGCCGGATACATCGGGCTGCCCTCTACGTTGACCTGCGCGTTGGTGCGGTCGGTCGTGCGCGTCTCGGACACGCTGATAGCGGTGGCAACGCTGGTCTCGGAGCTGCCCCGGACGGCGGCGGCCAGCGGCTTCTTGACCAGCGGATCCCAGCGGCTCTCACCGAACGTGTCCAGGGCATCCAGCGCGTCGGTGTCGTCATAGTTCAGGCAGTTGACGATCCAGGTGATCCAGTTGCTTTCGCCGATCATGTCGAGTGCGGGCTGAACGCTCGGGTTCACCAGCCCGCCGGTCATGTCGGTGATGGTGAACTCCACCGCATCCCCGCCGGATACCGAGAGGGTGATCGCGTTGCCGGACTCGCCCGCCCACTTGGCCTCCAGTTCCACGGCCTCCGATCCTGACGTGGTGTTGGCCGTGGCAGTCACCGGCATGGACAGGACGGCGTTGATCGCCTCCGCCATCTTCGTGACGGCGGAAGAAAGATCGTCGCCTTCGTCAATCACGAACTGCTCTGATTCGATGCCGGCCACAACCACGCGATAGCTCTCAGCCTCGGAGGCCGGTAGCGTGGTGTCGTCAGGGACGATAGATCCCTCGGCAGCCACGCCGGACTCGTCATCCTCCAGCGGGAGGATATGCACCGGAACCACACCGACGCCCTCACCGATGGGCGGCAACAGTTCACGCACAGCAAGGTGGATGGGGCTGCCGTATCCGTAAACCCGGCCAGCCTCCGCCTCGCTGAACACGCGGGTCTTCTCCAGCGGGTAGGTCGAGGCGGTAGACCCCTGGCCCACCACGGCGATCTGCTGAGGCAGGAACGCGATGCCTCCGCGCAAGTTGACGAACTCGGTCTCGATGCCGACCACGCGGGCCACGGCTGCGGGACTGATTGCTGTACTCACCATGGGTTACTCTCCGTATTGGACGGCAAGCGTGATCTTGCCGTCGGTGGCTCGGTCGAACTCCGAATAAACGATCTCCAGCAACGTCGGATCTGGCACGGGTGCGGATTCGAGGAACCCGACCACCAGCGTCAGCCGTGACGCCACCACATGAAACGTGCCGCCCTGCGCAGGCGGCTGTAGCATCTGCGTTGACTCGATCCACCGCTTGTGGACCGTGCCGCGCAGCTGCAACACTGTGTTGCCCGGCGACATCAACATGGACCGGACTTGCCGGGTCACTCGGGCCGCCTCTAGGCTGGCGAGATAGTCACCCGGATCGTGCCCGTCCGCTGTCTGCTCATTGACCCCGAACGCCACGCAGTCGATATTGATCCGCTGCTCTGCGTGCTGGTGGTTCGCGCTCGGGCTGCGGTCGCCCTGGTAGCTCGCGTTGTCCAGCGACACGTTGACGATCGGCGTCTGGTCTCCGGCGCGTGCCAGCTCCCACGGTGACGAGCGCTCGGTAAACACGTAAGCGTCAAACTCCTCCGGCGGCTCCCCGGCCGCTGTGGCGAGGGCGCGCTGTTCCTCGAAGTTCGCCACCAGCAAGGACGCCACGCGATCCCGCACCGCCTCTGCGGTAGAGGGCTGATCCAGCAGGACGCCGAGGGTATCAAGCGCCATCGGTCCATGCCTCCAGTCGCAGCACGATCACGGCGCTGTTGTTGTCCGGGTGGCTCTCCGCCACCTTGAACGTATGCTCGTTTCCGAGCGTATCAGGCATGCGCAAGAGCCATGGCGTCTCCGCCCTGCGGGTCACTCCGCGCGGGACGCCGATGGCGCCCAACGACAGGAGCGACACGCTCATTTCTGCCGACCGCCCCGAGACCTGCTGTCCAGTGTCCGGGTCGATCAACAGATGGATGTCGGTGGAGTACCCCGTGATACTGGCAACCGTGCCGTCCGGCGCGGTCAGCTCAGCAGCCCAGCCGAACCCGTACTCCACATCCTCCAGGATGCGGCGGGCGTCGGCTGCGGCGATCTCACGGAGCCCCATTCTGCGGCCTTACTTGGCCGGCACTTCGACGGACACGATCACGCCCTGCTTCTTCAGGCGGTCGAACGTCTCCTTACCGCCATTGAAGCAAGCCGGGCTGACCTCATCGCCGTGAGTCAGGATGCCGCGCTTGCTGGTGCGGCTCTTGCCCTGGGCGATGGTGTCCATCTTCTTGGTCTTCGCCGGAGCCGTCTTGGCCTCCTGCTTCGGAGCCTCCTGCTTCTTCGCCGGAGCCATCTTGGCCTCCTGCTTCGGAGCCTCGTTCTTCCGCTCTTCTTCAGCCATGGTCATTCACTCCTTAAGCCTGGGTGGTGAGGCAGCCGAACGTGTCGATGCCGGTCGGGATGGTCAGGGGCCGGGTGCCAGCCGACACCTTGAGGCTCCGGTTGTCCTCGCTGATCCACGCGTTGGTGGTCAGGTCGAGGCCGGCGTCGGGGCCGGCGATGCGGCCCGGCATGACGAAGCCGGTCAGGCGCGGATCGGGCTGGACGGCCTGCGGGATGGCGCCGAACGTCAGGTCGAGACGGCTGTTGGTCGACAGCATGATCACGTTGTCATCGTCGATGTAGCTGGTCGCATCGCCGGTCTCCGGGTCGGTGTAGAACCCGTCATAGGTCCACATCTCGAAGCGGTAGTTGCCGATCCAGACGTAGCCCTGCCGGGTCGCGTATTCGTCCATCTCGGACGGAGCGATCCCGCCCAGCTCATACCGGCGATTATCCAGCCGACCAGACACGGCATCGTCGTCGATGAAGNTGCCGAACGCGTCCTCACCGAACAGCAGCAGGTTCGGGTTGACCTTGCCGTCACGCTTGACCACGCGGGCGAGCGACTGGAGATCGCCGAGCGGGTC